TTCTGCTTCTGCCTCTATTGGCGCTTCGACTACTGTCTCCGCTTCTGCTTTAATTTTTGCAACTTCAGCTCTTAATGCGGCTCTTTCGGCCTCTAACTGTGCGTTGCGTTGCGTTTCATTGTGTTTCATAAATGCCATCATACGATCAAACTCAGTTGAGTTATTTACGCGTGGCTCAATCGATGTAAAACTTGGATTATCAGTGTTTTCAACTGCTTGATCCAAATCTGGTATATTTACAAATATATCAGCTGATTTTTCAGCTTTTATTTGCACATATGTTGTTGCAGGTGCTGTATATTGTATTTCGGTTTTTCCGTTTGATGTTCCCACCAATACGGAGTCAGACATTTTATTGTTGTCTGCTACCCAAATTTCAATGTTTGAATTAGCTGTAATTTCAAACTTTACGTGTCTTGGCTTACTTGATGCAAACTCAATCACTTGTCCTGCTTTTGTCGCTGTCCATTTATTAACGTTGCCGTGCTTTATTCTATTCATTTTCAATTTTCCTTTTTAAAATGAGCAGGGGAGGGGAGGACTCCCCTGCTTTTTATCACTTCACGATACGTGAGGAATCAACTTGTGAAGTAATAGTGTCGTAATCGCTTGTTGCGTCAGTTTCTTGTAGACCTGTACCAAATACAGTGTTTCCTACAATTTGCATGTCCGTTAGACATGTAATTTCAAAACTGTCGCTTACTTGGTCAGCAAATACTTTCTTATGCAAATTTGAACAAAGATAGAAATCTTCGTTTAAACTCGGCGAGGTTTGCTCGGCCGTCCAAATCTTAGCCCTGTCTTCGTCAAATGCGTCATTTGCAGGACGGTAATATTTACCACCTACATTTACGGCATCTTTTTGCCACTCATGGTTAAGTGGTGCGTAACCAAATGTACCATCAGGTGTTGCGTGATTTACGTCAGCGTGGTCATTTTTTACAACTGCCACTTTTTCTGGGTCTAATACATCAGACAGATAGTTAGGTAACGTATCTGGATCTGTTGTGTATAAGAAATAATCTTTCTTACGTTCCCAGAGTTGTTCCGGCACAATTTCGCAACACACCATTATGACACCCCCTGTGTTCATAGCGGGAGTCCTAAATGACATGTCAATTGTTGCCATACCATTTGTTGCTGATTTATCCAAGTTTGCGCCATCAGTTGCATAACGTTGATTAAATCCTATCATTGCACGTTGACGACCCAATAAAATTGGTTGCTTTAATGCTTCTTCAGGAACTCTAATTCCTGACATAAGCAAATCAATCACATGCTCGTCGTCTATTCCATCGTACTTTGCTCTTAATTTAGCAAATGCCGCTGTTTTACGTGCTTGCTCAATGTCAGCGAGTGACATTGTAGCGTTTCCGCCTGTTGTTAACTCAGCATACATTTCATTAAATAAATACATGTCGCCTTCGTCAACAACTGTTGAGCCGGCAGGTGAATGTCCAGTTTCTGTACCGCCACTAGCAATGTCGCCACCGCCTGTAAATTTATTTGCGGCTCTAATTGGTGCTTGAAATGTTAATCCGGCAAGTGTTACTTGTCCGTCAATTAAATTCTGATCATAATCAGGAACTATATTTTGCATTCCATTATTGATCCAAAACGCGTCAGCTAATGTATGATCAAATGCATTTCGCAATGGTAACGATTTTGATCGAGCTTTGCGCCTATGATTAACAATTGCATTATATGCCTCAACTACTGTTGTATTACCACCTGTACCAGCAGGAGCTTGTAAATGAATACCCATTGCTTGATAAAATTCAGACATATTTGTAGCTTCACTAGCAGGATAAGTATCAGCATCAAATCCATATGGGTCATATGTAATTACTGAATCTGTAGTTGGTCTATAAAATTTATCACTTTCAAAAAATGGTATTACAGTTCCTGCAGCTCCATTTTCTTTTTTATATGATCGGTTTAATTCGTCCATTGATCCGTTAAAACGGTCAAATGCAAGCATTGGGACGAAATGTGCGTAGAGAGTCACCCCGATTCCGTTCATCAACATTTCGGTTGACTCCATCATTTCAACGTTAACTCTAACTTTACCGCTTCGTACGCCGTCTTCGCGATGTAACCATTCATACTTCAGTGGCAGGATTTTACCTGCATCACCCGATGTTAACACTCGGCCTTTTGCACTACGTACAGACTTCTGTACTGCAATAGGTGAGTTTGGTATCATTTCAGTCATTCTCATTTGCGTTTTCTCCTTGCAATGATTTTGGTTATAATTTTTCGTATTTTTTTACACTTGGCGCACATTATGGAAATAATTCTTCCATAACGCGCTGTTGTTGTAATATTGGTGTAACTAATATTTTTTCGTTACGATCATATCCAATAATTTTTTCAAAAGATTGTAATTTTCCATCTAATGAATTTCCAATTGCATTGGTAATTTGTTCATATATTGATTTTCCAATTTTATTATTTTTCAATCTTATTGGATCTTGTTCGTTTTCTTTTCTTGCTTGATTTATATTTTGTATTGTTGCCAATACTGTTTCATAATCTCCGCCATGTTGTGCAACATATTGTGAAGCAATCATGGCTGCAGAACTTAAAGCTTCGTTTGCACTACTTTCTATTAGTTCTGGATTAACAACCCTAAAATCTGGCATTGCTCCTGTTGGATCATATGCCACTACTGTTGTTGGTATATCATCGCGTCCGCGTTGTATTTCATCGCTTTTAACATTATATTTACGTTGTTTTATTCTATCAAATGTATTAAAAAATGCGGCTGAAGATAGACGTCCCATTGGGATTTCATTTTTATAAAACCCTTGTCCACCTGTTGCTCGTAATACTGTTAATGGATTAAATCCATTTGCAACTGCGTCGCGTCGTAATTTACCAAGATCTGTTCCAGAATCTTTGTTTTTTCGTAATCCTTCAATTCCGTTTGAATCACCCATAAATGTTACTTTTACCCAGTCTTCTAACTGGCGACCCATTTTATATGATGGATCCATAATTTTTTCTTGAAATTCTGATCCTATACCCATATTATATTACTCCCGTATTCAACAGCACATCGGAAAATAATGCTAATCCCATTATTAATCCGGCTACTGTTGCTATTATGATGTCTTTTAATTTCATTTGATCCATCTCCTTGTTATGAGATCGATCGCTACTCCGGCTAACGCCGTAAATCCCAAAACGATACTTTCCGTGTCGCCAACAGCAACACCAGCGCCGGCAAGCGACGATCCAAGTATCGTACCAAATCTAGTGATTAATGGTTTTAGGATTTGTTGTATTAGTAGTAATTGCAATTTTTACTCCTTCTTTTTTAGAAGGGGCAAAAGTCCAAATGGCCGATAATATATATTATGATCATCGTGAGACTCTTGTGTCACCCCATACGTATTTGTAGACATTTAAAATATGATTTGTAAAGTCTTTTTTTTATTTTTTTGTGTTTTTTTGACATTATTTGCACCAAGGCACAAATTTTTTAGACCCTGACCCCCCAGTAGGGGTGTTATCTTTGGGTCTGTCCTTACACCTTATCCGCAGATCTCTGACCAACCATGTTTGTTTTGGGGATTTTTTCCGCTGCGCTAGATCCCGTTCGGGAGGTGGTGCGGCTGTTCGCTCCCGTCTTTCAACGGGTGGACTCTTTATTTCTATTCCTCGTCCAATTCCGCGTACAGAACTTCGGCGTGTGTTCGCCGGCGTTTGATTTGTTGTCCTTGTTTTATTGTTTTTATTACTTCTGGTCTTTCTTCGTGCCATTCATCCGTCTCCGTATAAATTTGAATTCCTGTTTTATTTTTGTTTTCCCAATATATTATAGGAATACCGTCGTATTCTGCTTCCACCATAATATCGTCCTTAAATATTCCATCACCTTGTATATCGTCCCAAGGTTCTACATATTGTACTGGTTTATAATGTAGGCGTTCGTACATTTCTTCGTCCGTGTACTCTATATCCGTTATGTCATCGTAATAGTCGTTAACTATTTCTGATAACGGTTCGTGGTCGTATTTTGCTTCCCAATCGTTAATAAAAGTTTCCATAAAATTTTCTCTTGTTTTGCCTTGCATCATAAATCCTTTTTCTCGGTTTTTATAATCCCTGACGTCTCCAAACTTATAAAAATATGTTTGTGGGACGAGGGCTTGTTCAACATATTGCTTCGCTAACTGTTGAAAAAACTCGTGTCCTAATGGTGGTTTTTTGCTCATAGCCAAATGGCTATCGCTTTGCCTTGATGTCTGATCTTTCAGAACATATTTCAGGCAATATTCAAAACCTTTCCAATCTGGTTCTTGAAAATATGCAAACCCATGTTTCCAATATTTCCAATCTACCCTTTTGTTTGACGTCACTTCTGGCCAATTATCCTTAAAGAATAAAATTATATGCCAATGTGATCGTCCTTTTGCACTTCCGTATTCTCCAGTGACTATGTAACGAACTTTATAATTTTTACGCAGTCTTTTAAGAAAATCCTGTATATCCTTATAAACTAACGTTACTGCATGAACTTTTTCGTGTTCTTTTAAATTATCATCTCCATAAGTTAATGTTACCGCAAATGTCTTATTTGACATTTTCGCTTCTGCAATACATCGACCAACGTAATCTGATACTTTCCTTTTTCTGCACTGCCAACACATTCGGCATGCTACCTCTTGGTTGTTGTCCAATCTACATGGGCTTATACACATACGTTTGTCTTCTTATTGCTTTCCTTTGCTCCAATTTTTTCTCTAAAATCGAAAAAAGTGTCACAAAAGGTATATCTTAACAAGGGTAGGGAGATAACGCCGGCAAA